GATTAGATGCGTCTGACTTTATACCTGTAAGTTCTGTAAAACCTCTATCAAATGCTTCTCTGCCATACTTCTCTTGCACTTTATCTAGAGATGGTTTTATTAGTTTAGAGTATTGTCCTAGAACTGTGTCTTCACCATACTTAGCTACAGCATCATTAACCATGTCTGCTAAATCTAATATATCAGAAGGTAAACCTAAAACTCCTGTTACAGGACCTATAGCCATAGCTTGAAGTCCTGCTTTAGTTTTTTCTTTTTGTAACAGTTTTTCTGTTTCTGTTTTAGGTGCTCTTTCGGCTCTTCTAGTTTCAACTGACATTCTTT